TTGCTTCTCTGATCAAACGCGCGTACTTTTCTTCTTTAGTCTCATATTCGCCACCGTTCCTGCTTGCAGCGCCCTTCATACCCGCCGCAAACCTAGTAGTATTGCCGTCGGTGTAGTTGTCACTGAGTAACTTCTGGGCTTCTAGCGACTCGTCGTAGCTTTTCTTGCCTTGATAGCCGCGTATCCCATCTGCTAGGTGCTCTAACGGACTAGCTGCAACATAGGCGTTCTGATTACCGATACCGCTTGTGCCTTTAGCCCGCTGTATCTGGTCTCGTTCGCCCTTGTCCATAGCCTGTTGGTTAATGTCGCGTTGACCTACATAATCCTGTGAAAGGTTGTTAATAGCCGCTTTCTGCTCTTCTGCACCCATATCACCTATATATGCCATTTGATCTTGGCTAAGGTTGTTATCCTGCTGTTGTCGTAGAGCTTGAGCTTTCATCATCTGCATAATCATTTCCTGATCCATACCCATGTCGCCCATACTATCATTATATAAACTGTTTTGTTCCGCCATTGTCTTATCCTATTAGTTGTTACATCATTGTCTGGTAAGTAGGCTGTCGTTGATAGCCTCCACTTTGTTGCTGTTGGTATCTAGGCTGCTGCCGTGACTGCTTACCATTCATACCCCCGTTACCTCTACCGCCTCTAGCCGGCGGTTGTTGATAGCGTTGTTGCTGCTGTGGTCGCCTATAACTCGAATTTCCATAATTTCCCCGTGGCTGCTGTCTTTGCTGCTGCTGCTGATAGCGCGGCTGCTGTCGTGACTGCTTACCATTCATACCGCCTCTTTGTGGCTGCTTCTGATAGCGCGTCTGCTGCTGTCTTTGCGGCTGCTTCTGATAGCGCGTCTGCTGCTGTCTTTGTGGCTGCTGCTGCCCGTCGCTGCCATACCTTATAGGTTGAAACTGTTGTCTCTGCTGACGCCCGCTGTCATTAGATCTTCTACCCCTGCTTGTTCTACCCATACCGCGTTGCTGTGAGTTACGCTGATAGGGGGTTCTTTCAGGCGTAGGCGTAGGCGTAGGCGTAGGCGTAGGCGTAGGCGTAGGCGTAGGCGTAGGCGTAGGCGTAGGCGTAGGCGTAGGGTTATAAGGTGGTGGCAACTGTCTAGGTACTTTGCCGTTCATCCCTCCTTCACGACCTCCCAGATTTAAATCTCTAGGCTGAATAGACGGCTGTCGTCTACCACCCCCAGTGTTTAAACTAGGCGGAGTCTGACCTCTAGTGGGTAAACTAGACGGTGGTCGTCTATGAGTTATAGGTGGAGTCTGACCATCAGGACGCTTTAGCGGCGGTGGTGGTCGTCTCTGAGCTATAGGTGGAGTCTGACCTCTAGTGGGTAAACTAGACGGTGGTCGTCTATGAGTTATAGGCGGAGTCTGACCATCAGGACGCTTTAGCGGTGGTGGTGGTCGTCTCTGAGCTATAGGCGTAGGCGATCTGCGCTGCTGTTGTCGAGTTTGAGGCGTAGTAGGCGTTCGTCTAGGCGGGGTATATCTACTAGGCGTTCGTCTAGGCGGAGTCCCTCTACTCTGCGTGTTTCTGGAATTCCTAGTAGGTCTAGGCTGCTGATACTTCGGCTGCTGTGGCGATGTTTTGCCCCGCATACGAGGCTGCGCTCTAGCTTGTTGTCTAGGCTGCGGTGCAGAGCCTCTTCTCATTGCTTCGTAGTTACCACCGGCTGCAAACATGCTTATCTCCTATATAGCAGCTAAGGCTATATCGTAATTAACTGCGTCAAACCCACTAGGGGTCACGAATACTGCTTCTGGTACTATCTCTGCTACTTCGTCAGACATAAAACCTAATATCTCTTCATCGCTCCATAGGTACTGGAAACTGTACACTGATAGCTTACCAATGTCTCCTACCTTCTTGATAAAGCGTTTTAACCGCCTATCAGACATCATACCTGCCAAACTTGTAGCGCCTGAGAACATGCTCTGCATGTTAGCGTTACCCATACTCGCTACATCTGAGTCGGCTGCGAACTGATTTTGAGCTGCACCTGAGTAGTCTGTACCGCCCGCGTTACCGGCTTGGTTAAACTGTTGGAACTCAGGCGCGTTGACCTGCGTACCCGATAGTAGCGCGTTCAGCTCATTCAAAGGCATTTGTCGCAGACTAGCTTCTTCTTGCATTTGTGCGGCGCGTAGAGAGTTCTGGTAATTAGCAACGTCCATCTGTTGACTGAATTGCTGCGCTTGTGAGTCTCTAGCGGTGTTAGATATAGCTTGCCGCTCATTGAACTGCTGTGACCTAAGTGCAGCCTGTTGTGCGTTAGCGAGCTGCGAGTCAGCACGTGTGGCGTTGTTCATACCAACACGTTGACCCCATTCAGCGTCTCTGTTATTAGCCATCTGGTCGAAGTTCTGCCCTTGTCGGGTAAGTTCGTTAGTCGCCATGCCTTGACGTTCAGTGTACTGCTGACCACGAGCGCCCATCTGCTGATCATAAAGCTGTTGTTCTCTAGCCATCTCGTCTTGAGACATGCCTTGCTGTTGTGAGAATGCACGGTCGTAATTATCACCCTGCTGACTAGCCATCTGCCCTTGTCGAGTAAGGTAGTCTTGAGACATCCCCGCTAACTCTCCGAATATCTCACCCCTAGAGCCTAGCTCTTGGTTGTACTGCTGTCCTTCACGCGCCATCTGGTCACGTGACATGTCGCCAAACTCATCGAAGGTTCTATCTCGGTTGCCTGTTTCTTGGTTGAAACGCTGCCCTTGTCTAGCCATTTCATCTTGCGATATACTGCCGCGTTCGCCAAATTGGTTCTGTCGGTTCTGCATGTCCATACCGAAATTACGTTCGGCTTCTCTACCGCCCGCCATGATTGATTCATTAGAGGCTGTCTGGTATGCATCCGTCTTTTCGCGGGCAAAATTGTCCATAGCCTCGTCATAGGCTTCATCGCCTTGAGTCAAGCCTCTGTTCTGTAGATCTATGTTAAGTTTGTTCTGTGCTTGCTCAAACTTAGGGTCTAATCTGCTTGTATTACGGTCGTAGACAGCATCTTCAGCCTGTAAACGCTGTTGACCTGAACCTTCTATCTCTTGCAGCCCGTAGTTATCTAAACCCCCGAAGTCGTCAAAAGCGTCACTTTCTTGTAGCCCGTAGTTATCAAGCCCGCCAGAAGCGTCAAACATGCTGACGTTCTCTAGCCCTTGATTAGTTAGCGCGTCCTGCCACATATTTAGCTCGTCTGTGGAGGCTGTAAAGTTTAAGTTTGAATTGCGGTCTGTGAACGAATTTACGTCCATCATACCGCCTAAATCTAAAGCGCCGATGTTACGGTCTAATGCTTGTGGATCAGCGAGTCCTGAGTTATTTAGGTTACCACCACCATAGGTGCTAACCCCCTGCATGTCAGCGTTGCTGAGTTGTTCTTCGTTGCGGTCGTAGGATTCACCTTCCCAACCCCAATCTTCCATCCACCCTGTATCCATTGGATCAGCGAGTGAGTCTCCTGCTTGTCCAATCATATCTTTAGCAAACGCGCTCTTGTCTGCGTTAATGTCAAGCTGAGAGTTTAACGCTTCTTGCGCTCTAGGATCTAAAGTGGTGTTTTGAGTCCATGAGGTGATCGGTAGTCCGGTAGCGGGATCTATACCTGCCTCGGATTCATAAGATACGCTCCCCCACGGATTATTCTGGTCTATACGGTTGGCATGAGTCTGTCGCGTCATCGCCTCTTGGTTAGACGCTGCCGTCTCTTCTGCTGCGCCTCTATAATCAGGAGCTTTAGGGGTACTTTTGCCCATCAGTCGGTTTCCTCTGCGTTGAAGTTACAGTTTTCTTTCTGTAACTCTAGTAATACATAGTCTACGCCTACATCATAGGCTTCTTTTAATCTAGTTACTTCAGTGAAGCCTATCTTAGCATCAATCTTCAATGCTTTCTTGTTATTTGCAGGTACTAGCCCATACATGGTCTTTCTACCCGCTGTGTCGAATACAAATTTAGAGATTTCCTGAAAGAAACCGTGCCTTAGAACCATTGGGTTAGCTATGGCGAAGTGTATTTGACAGCTAGTAGTAGTCCACGTGTCCATCACGCATCCTGCCTGTATTTCTTTAGTGTCTAAGTTTATAGCTAGTATGCTAGTCATATCCGACACCCTTAGAAGCGGTATAAGGTTAGTTACCCAGTCCCAATCGCCCTTAGAAGCTATAGCCCTAAAACCAACCCTCATAACACACCTGCCGGTGTCCACATGACATCAACACTTATAAACCACGTGCTGCTGCGCCCTACGCCCTTGATCGCTACTGCTGCTGTACGACCGTAGCCGGAAGCGCCTCCTATCTTACCCACGTTGTTCGGTACAGATGACGCCCAGACTGCTGTATCCCAGACGCCTGTGTCCCATACTTCCTGTGCGTCCGAGGTGGTTGCGAAGTTTATAGGGCTTGCGCCTAGTTGGTAGTCTAGGTTGAACCTCGTATCGAACGTGACCGCAAAAGTACTGATGAAGTCAGGACGGACAAGGTTAAGGCGTTTAAACACACCGCTCGCACCTAAGTCATTGAAGGTTAGTAGTGTAGAGAACTGTATTTCTTCTCCGTTTAGTACGCCTAATGGCGGTACGATGGCGACATTATCTAATTCGTCGTCCATGATAAGTATTCTGTTGTCTAACGTCCCTACGAAGATGTTATCTGACCATGAGGTGTTAGATAGCATGGGGATGTCTCGCCATAGCCCGAAGGAGTTGGTCGCTAGTTCATAGGCGTACTGCTTGTACACCCCGTCTGTCGTAACCGGTGTAGTGACTACTAACACCCCATCACAAGGCAGAAATCTTACGCTCCACCCTTTAGCGTACCGGTAGTTTATTATATCCGCGCGTAGCATGTACGACATCTTACTGCCTAGACTGTTCGAGTCGGACTCGTAAGACTTAACGCCATTGATTAGCTCACTTAGGTTAGTAAGCCCGTAGGTAGACAGTAAATAGAGGTCACCCCCCGTCTCGGTCGCGCACTGATTACCGCCTATTATAGCGCCAATATAGTACACACCCTGTATAGTCCATGAGCTAATAGAAGGGTCGCCCCCGCTGTAAGGTATTACGTCACCTGAGTCGCTGACAGCTACTAGCCAGTCATCAACCCCCGCACCGCCATCTAGCGTCCAGTTATAAAGACCGGCTAGTGATCCGCCATGTTTAAACTGAGAGCCAAACTGAAATTTAGTTGCTTCACCGGCTATAGCACCGACGTCTAAGTACCATGCGTTACTGCTGCCGCTTTCTATCAACCATATACGAAGTTTATGCACTACTACGAAGTTGACGTTAGCGGCTGTTATGCCTGTTATTCCCGCAGTCTGCGCCCATGTACCGGCTGCATCATCGTAGGTAAATAACCCGTTTAGTGGATCTGCATAGAAGATAAGGTGGGCGTCTGCGTCTGTAACGTAGCTCGTGTAAACACCTTCTCCTGCACCATCTGTAGTAGTAGCGAAGGTTAGCATCTTAGTAGGTGATGTGTCGCCATCTGTTGATACGTCCCATATACCTTCGTTAGTGACCGCGAATAGCTTATCGTCACTCGCTGATGCAAGCGCACCGGTATAGGGTATGATTGTCTTTACGCCTGTGCCTGAGCCTGAAGTTATGGTGTTAGCGTACTCACGCCACCCCTTTCTAATCTTCATGCCGTACTCGCCACAGAGTAGGTTATACGTGTATATACAGTGTTCAGGGCTGTTCTGACCTAATCCTATTCTACCGTCAATACCTTTAGTTGGCGCGGGTAGTTTAACCACCTGAGAGATGTTAGGAGCAGGGCGTTTAGTCGCGCCTCTTGCGCTATGAATTGCCATAGTTAGTATCGCTAAGGTTGAATACTGTATTTAGCATCTTTATACCTGTAGATCCTGACCCCGCGTTAAGTACAGGAGAACTAGCGTTAGACGCTGTAAGTAGCTCGTACATCTGATTGAAATCGTCCTGCGCTTTCGTCGTGTCCATGCCTTTAGCTTCATACCACTTGACCTTAACCATCCTAGATAGGAGTAGTTCGTCAAACATAGGTACGTCAGCGCCTACTGAAATCTCTGCTACTGAGGTAGCACTGGCGCTACTGGTTACACAGTTCTTAGAGACGTACTCGAAGTTTATGTCGTAGGCTTCTGATGCAGGTTGTGGGTATATCTCAAACATACCGGACTGAACCCTGAAGTTGACACGTATAGTCTCTGAAACTAAGTCGCGTCCTTTAAGGTACTGCCATTCTTGTGCGCTGAGTCCATTGATAGGGTTTCGATTATTACGCTCCCACCCTGTCTGATCTATCATGCGTAGAAAGTCTGAAGGTAGAGAATATATACCGCTATCGCCTACGACAGTGGTTATATTATACTCAGTAACCAGAAACTCCCAATTATAGTGTCGGGTAAGCTCTTTTACTGCTGTATTTATTAAATATCGTAGCTGAACGAAGTTGCGATCTGTAGCTGAAAAAGCGTCAACCTGTGGGTCTAAGCCGACCTCGACTGCTACAGTGTTGAGTATATCGTTTGCAGTTGCCGTGGTCGCTAAAGTCATGTGTTATCCTTTGCTTTTACGTCTTGAGGGTGCAGCTTTTGGATCTTCTGGGGCTGTTAATTTATCCACCATATCCGTTAGGGCTGCTAATTTGTCTGTAAGCGCGGTTATGGTATCGTCACGCTCTCTTAATTCTTCAGCCATCTTGATTGAAGGAGCGTTGTCTTTAGCCTCTTTCACCCAATCTTTAGCTTTTTGTCGAAGGCTGTTCATACCCATGAACTTGCCTGACTGTCCGTCGGACATACTGGCGAGCTGCTCGACTGTCTTGACGTTAAAGAACGCTAGTTCTTCAGCCTGTGAGCGTGTTATAACAGCCCACTCCGTCAAAGGTGTACCCTCTACAGGCATCTCCATACGGTTTTTAAATGCGTTATAGTGATCAGGGAAACGACTTTTGTCGTCTAATCTAGCCGGTCTGCAAATATGACCGTTCTTAGATCCTGCCACTCGTATATCTACATATTCAACCTCGTCAAATATCGGTCTGCCTTCTTCACGAGACTTATCTTCACTTCGCATCGCTTTATTGAAAAACTTAACCAGAAGGTTATTATCACCCTCTCGATTACCCGAACTGAAATGGTTGTGATTAAAATCTGCTGTATCCATATTGCTCTCCTAGAGTTAGTGTCTAGTAGATTATATGCTTAACATGTTAAAACGGCAACCTATAAATAAGCTGCCGTTTATCTTACTTTATCAAGCGTCTGCTAACAGACAAAATCACACATGATGATTTTAGCACTTGCATCAATAGCTCTAGCGCAGATGTCTGTATTTGCGGCTGTTGCTATATTAACATCTAAAGTACCGTCACCTGCTCCTGTTGGAGTAAGTGCATCGCCATCAGAACCGGCTGTAAGAGCGATAGTTAGAGTAGCAATACCCTTAACTTGTATCCACCCATACGTGCCATCAGTCAACGAGGCTTGTAAAACACCTGCGCCTACTGAGTTACTATCTGACAAGTCAGACGTAACGATAGTAGCTGTAGCATCACCAACTGCAACGGTAGCGTAGTAGGCAACTTCGCCTGCAACGCCCGCTGTTGCGGCTGCTCCGTTCTCGTACTTTATATACTTGTAACCTTTTTGCGAACCGGCTGTGCCAATATCGCCCGCGATAGTACCGAGCTTAAACTCTGCGGCACTGTCTATCGTGGTTAAATCTAATCCTAAAATGTTCATATCAATCTCCAATCAACTGAATTATGGTTAAGTGACTAATTAGCCGTTAGCGTCATAAAGACCCTGAAACTGACGTCCCGAAACAGTCATATTACCCGCCCAACCGATGATCTGAACTTCAGCATCTTGATTAGTAGAGTACCGCTTATTAGGAGCTAATGACACCATGTTACGTTGACTATGAGGTCTATAGTGTAAATAGTCGCAGTTCAAGAAGTAAGCCTTACCACCACCTGCACCTGTTCCACTAGTACCGTTATAGATACCACCGTCAAGTACAACATCAGCGTCCATAAACTTAACCGTAGCGAAACCTGCATCGCCTGAATCAGTGTTTGTGAAGCGTTGTTGAGCTTGTAGGGATGCCATGTATGTATTCCATACTGTAGCGTCTGTCATAATAAGCTCTGGTCTGTCAGATCCACGTACTAAGTTAGCCCATAGAGCGTTCCAGTAACCTTGGATCTTAGTAGAGTCAAGACCGTTAGCTGCTGTTTGGTCACTTACTGCGTTCTGCCAGAAGGTAAAGACGTTTCCATCAATTCCACCATAAGCTGCTGCTGTAGGATCTACAGGTAACGCTGCATCTAAGCCGTCAATCTGCTTACCGCCCGCGCCAGTACCATCTGAGTACAAACCGCCAGTGATTAAGTTAGATAAAGTGTTTTCTGCTACCTTAAGACGACCTTCTAAAAGGTCAATCATGCGCTCTTTACCAGAGTTTTGTAGCATTTCTAAGCCTGAAATTACAACAGGTACAGCCGCTTGTTTCCAATCGAACTGTGCTGCTGATATAACGTCACTTGCACCTGTAGGTAAGATGTCGTACCCAGAATACCAACCTGCGTTAGAGTTTTCTGCGAAAGACAATTCCTGCATGATATAAGTACCGCCAGAAACGGGTCGGATGTTTCCTTTCTTATTTAGCTGCTTTAGAAGTGCGTTGTTATTTGTTACGTTATCAGCTATTTTCTTGCTACGCGAACGGATCGTAGTAGCCATTATGTCGCTGATGCTAGTGTTTGCGAAAGACATTATGCTTTCTCCTTGTTAATAGGTTGTGTAGTATCGTTTGCGGTTCTTGACGCTAGACTCCGTATAAACGGTGGGTCACGGTAACTGAAACCTAGAACTTAGAACGTTTAGGCTGTTCACAAGGATGGCAGCGGGTTCACTTCTCTATGCTCTAATACTATGCCCCTTATAGTTACATGTCAACACGTGTAAACGATTTGACATAAGTTTTATTTATCGGTATTCTTAACTCCTCAATAATTAGAATAGGGATTGACCGAATGGATACTGTTGCAACCTCTATTCTGTTAGCTAGTTTTACTACTGTTATAGGGTTTATGGCTAAAACCGCCCTAAACAAGATAGCTAAGTTGGAGAATGACATGCACAAGAAAACGGATTCTGGCGAATGTACGGGTAACTTAGGTGCAGTTTATAAGCGCACCGACACCCATTTTGAACAGCTAAGAAGTGATATACGCGGAATGGGCGATAAGTTCGAAGCTAAGATAGACAAACTGTCGGACAAACTTACCGACCACATTGAAAAAGCCCACTAATCATGGTAGCCAGTACAATAATGATCAACGAACCCGCAGCGTATGGTGGTGCAGGAGGTGGATCTAGTAAAGAATTAGCGATTGATACCGTCGCGGGTGTCAACACCCTTATAGTACAATCAGACGCAACCGCAGCTAATCCGCTACCTATTTCTAGTCAGACTAACTACTATCTCGAAATATCTCACGGTAACATCGCAGGTCATACCCACGTTCATAAATTTGGCAGAAACCCTGATATCGATGGGGCATTTGAAGCTATATGGGGTGGCGGTGGTGCTTACACAGGTCATAACGCAACAGCCGCAGAGATAGTTACTGTATCATCCTCTGATGTTAACGATACTTCAGCAGGTACAGGGGCTAGAACTGTTCAAGTTTATGGACTGGATACTAACTACTTAGAGATCAATGAAATAGTAACCTTAGCAGGTACCACTTTAGTTGATACTGTTAATTCATACATAAGACTTAATCGAGTGATAGTACGATCAGCAGGTAGTGGTGTCGGGAATGCAGGTCTTATCTCAGTAGCACAAAAGACTACAACTGCTAATATATTCGCTGTTATGCCTATTGGTTACAATCAAACCATGATTGCAGCTTACACAATCCCAGCAGGTAAAACCGGTTATATCATGCAATGGAGTGCAGGACTATCAGGTAAAACGAATGCTAGTTGTAACGTGAGATTGAGAATGCGCCCTTTAAACGAGGTATTCCAAGTTAAAGAGGAATTTTCTTTGCAGGGATCAGGATCAAGTTATATGCACCGGAGCTACACTACACCTAAAGCCGGACTTACAGCTAAGACAGATATATTTATCGAAGCAGACACAGACGCAGCTAACACAGGTGTAGCGGCTGATTTTGGGCTGATTTTGGTGGGTGATTAATGAGTTTAGGATCTGATCAACGCAAATTTACTAAGATGGTTGGTAAGCTAATACTATTCGCATACCAACAGGGCTACGAGCTAACTTTTGGTGACGCTTTCGCTAAAACAGGTCACGTAGCTGATAGCTTTCATTATAAGCGACTGGCAATCGACTTAAATTTATTCAAAGATGGTATTTATCTAACCGCTACCGCTGACCATCTGTTCTTAGGTGAACAGTGGGTTAAGATGGGTGGCACATGGGGCGGTAATTTTACCGATAGATCCGGTAGACCTAACCCCGATGGTAATCATTATTCTTGGGGAGAATGACATGGCAATAGCCGCTTTTATACCCTTAATAGCTACAGTACTCGACAAAATATTTCCTGATGAATCAAAGGCGGCAGAAGCCAAGTTAAAGGTTATGCAGTTATTTCAAGAAGGCGATATAGAGCTAACCCAACAGGCGGGTGCTATCATAACCGCTGAGGCTAATTCAGAACATTGGATAGTAGCCGCTTGGCGTCCAGTTACAATGTTAGTATTTGTGGCTATTATAGCTAATAACTATATGGTTTACCCCTATCTATCACTATTTTGGGCGGATGCGCCCATACTAACACTTCCACCTGACCTGTGGGACTTACTTAAAATAGGTCTAGGCGGTTATGTTGTAGGGCGATCTACTGAGAAGGCGGTTAAGGCTTATAAAGCCTAGCCTCCATCCCATGCTGTCTCTATCATAGATCGAAGGCTACCTGCTGTAGATACACCTCCTTCACCACCCATAGATCCGTTTACTGTCTGACTTGAAACGCTCTTCTTGATACCTAAGTCACTCTGTCTAGCTCTACTAGCCACTACTTTGCTAATCTCAGGGTGTAACGCACAGGCTTTATCGTAGGCTTGCTGCATATCTATAGTTTGACCTCGATTACTAGCCATATCCATGATGTCAGCCATGTCAAGCCTAACATCTTCAAAAAACTCTGCCGTAGCCTCAAAACCTGCTATATCATCGTTTAAACGCTGTTGGTTCTGGTAGTTACTCTCGTTCTGCCTATCCTGTAAACCCTTGAACATATTTTCCATAGGCTGTAGCCGAGCATTGATAGCTGCCTGCACCGCATCTTGCTGAGGGTTAGCTGCTGCTTGAGGCGTGTTGGACAGTATGTTATCTAAAGACTCTATATCAACACCGTAATGACCAATCATCTGAGCTATACGCTGTGCTTTCTGCTGCTGTGAACCGGAAGCTAAAGTAGAGGCTGTTCTAAACAGCCCTTGTATAGCTTCCATAGGATCACGTGCGCCTTCTTGCTGTATTAACGCTCTGTAAGGTTCTACCATATCGTGAAAAGACTCAATATCGCGTCTACCTTGTGCGCTATCGCGCATAAACGTCTCCATTTCAGCTTCACGTTTAGTTATCTGACTCTTAACTCCTTCTCCTAGAGCAGCCCACGACTCCCTATTTTCAGGAGACCAACCTAACGGTGGTTTATCACCCGTATCTGTGGTAACTTCCTCTGTAGCAGCCGAGGCTTCAACAGGGTCATCAGACTCTTCTGTTAGTGTCGTTTCAGTATCGTCGATGTCCTCAGATGAATCATCGGCTGCACCTAAATCTAAACCTTCGTCTAGCGTATCTTCTTCATCTACTGCATCGTCCACATCATCTGCGGCGTCTAATATTGCTTGTCGTATGTCGTTCATGGTTTGTATACTCCGTGTCGTTGTAGTGCTTCTTTTACGTTTTCAATCCGCTCATTATGAGCTTGCTTTGTATTACCTTGTATCTCGTTACCTCGTTCTTTATTCTTTCGCTCGAACCAATTAGCGCCATAGTCCCTAATGTTCGTCACACCATGCTTCTTATTGTGGGCGCGTAGATTAGAAGGACAGCTTATGACGGTCTGATCGATAGGACTTCTAAAGGGCACAAAGTCTTTTTGTGCCCTCGTAGCGCGAGCTACCACCCTTTTTTCCTGCGCGTCATGCTTTGCTTTCCGTTCTTCTTTAGATCCAAATATGCTGTCGAAGTTTCTCTCGAAGTCCTTACCCCCGCGACGCTTGCTGCCTTTACTCATCCGCGTCTCCTAGTTTCTTCTGCTTGTCCACCTCGATGTCCATCTCTGCCTTAGCAGCCATCTTCTCAAGGTCTATTTGTGCTGACGTAGCCACTTTCTGTATCTCTTGTTGAGTCACAGCCTCGTTCTGCATAGCGTTCATCTGAGCGTCATGCTGCTGTTCTGACTTCTGCATTTCTGCTTTAGCCTGTATTTCTTGCAAGTCAGCTTGCGATTCAGCTTGTATCTTCTGCATGTCTAACTGATGTTGCATCTGAGCCGTCTCGATGTCAGCCATCTTATCCTGCTCTCTAGTTTGCATATCTGCTTGAGCTTTAGCCTGTATCTTCTGCATCTCACCTTGAAGTTTAGCTTGCTCTTTCTGCGCGTCCATTTCTGCCAACTTCTGCGCCTTAGCTTCTTCTGGATCAGGCTGTGGGTTAGCGGCTTTATTCTTAATCTCTTGTATAGCACCTTCTATAGCCTTGTCCATCACGCCTTCGATTTCTTGTGCCCCTTTAAAGCCCGATAAGCTCCACTGTAGCATCTGAAGTAAGAAAGGTTCTGTCTCTGGCTTACTCTGCATTAGCGGTGCGCTAGACTGTAAAAACGTACTGATAGCGTTCAGGAAGTCTACGCGCTCCGATTTCAACTGAGCGTAGTCAACCATCGCTACTGATTCAGGTCTGATAGCTACTGCTAGCCTCGCCTCGTCAGGTCGCTTAATCAAGTCTATTGCTTCCGGTAGCATGTCAGCGTCAAGTGACTTACCCATGTTAGACTGTCTTGCAATCGTCTCCGGTGAGAAGTGCCTCGCTATGACTTCTGCTTTTAGCTGCATCAAATCTGTTGCGAACTGCGCGAACTGGTCTTGTAACGCCTGTACTCTTACTGATCCAAACTTGGCTTTCATAGCCGACTGACCAACACCTTCATGTTGGTTATCTAACGATCCGCGCATTATGTCGCTGAACCCTGATACCTGTTGTAGTAGCGTTATAGTCTGGTCACGAACTGAGGTTAGCTTATCAAGCGCCCCTACGATGTCAGCAAGTGGTAGCCACTGAACAGCGCCTTGTAGCCCGCCCTTCTCTGAGAACGCAGCCCAAGAGTCTACAGGTATTAACGTATTGTCTGTACCCTCCTTAAATAACCTCTCCACGCCATCACAGCCCGCATCGTACACACCCGCAGCCTTTACAGCTTGGGTTAGTATAGTGATCCTAGTTTGTAGTATGTCAACCTCGTTATAAAGGTCTTGAGACATCTGAAAGTCAGGTGTAGGTATGTACAGCGATGTAGTAGGGTTAGCAATAAAGAACGGTGGGCACGGAAAGAAGTCGCGTAGTTCTAACATGCTCTTGCCGTGGTCAAGTATTTTCTCTTGCCCTTTAGCGTACCAGTACACATGGCGGCTTTTTTTATCCCATATCTCCCATACTTCTGCTTTCTTAGTGTCCGAGTTACTCTCTGCGTTAGACGTTTCATTTGTCACCGATACGCTACGCTGTTTAAAGTCTAAGTCCTCTGCTACCTCCTCGCCAAATCTATCCGTGACCTCGCCCCTAGACATGTAGTTCCTGAACGCAATCCAAGGAAGATCACTGAACGAACGCCCCCAACCCCATAATATATCACCCCAATAGAAGTAGTCGGCAGGTGCAGCCTCGCTGATCATCTCCTCCTCCCCCGTCTCAGGGTCGATCTTAGTCTTTAGTTGGTATCTTATCTTAGCGCAGCCTAAACCACCTAACAGGCGGTCTTGTAGCGTTGATCTAAGCACAGTGTCATACTCGTGCCCGTTCTCCGCTACGTCTGCATTGAGCAGCCTCTCCATCGTCTCTGCTGCCACTCGCGCGGTATCATCAGACGAGTCTGCATAGCGTCTGGATACGTCTATCTTAGGCACTGAGCCGTAAAGCATTGACTGTAGCGTACTGACATTAGAGTAGAACAGATTAAGGCGCGTATCACCCCCTAAGCTCTCAGTAGAGTTGCCTGTTCGTTCTGCTAAGAACCTTTTGTTGATCTTCTCTGCCTTTTTACGCCACGGTTTCAACCGTTTAGTTGCCGCTTGCATCTCCGCAGCCCATATATTCTGTTCTTTACGGGGATCTGTCTCTTTCTTACTCATTAGTTTATCCTCAATATATGGCGAAGCTCGCCACGTGTCTCATTACTCTCAAATAGTTCATCTAGCCTGTATTCTTGGGGCTTCTTCATCTGTTCTTGTATGCTAGGCTTCTGGCTAACCGCTGTTGGTGTCTCTGCGTTTGCTACTAAGCATAGGTAACGAAAAGCATCTGCGAAATCTGAGCTCTGGTCGTGTAACGGCGTATTTAAGAAGCATTTGTTAATACTATCCCATTTCTTGCGGTATATCCTTAACATTTCTAAGCCGTAAGCGCAACGGGTGTGTAGATAAACCTGTGGAAAAGTCGCTCTAACCGCGTCTATACCCTGTATAACTCTCAATGAAGGGGTTATATCCACCGGAAAGCCCGCCTCTAAGAACTGCTCCACGGTAGATTTACCCGTCTGTAGAGACTTCGCGCGGGCATCGTGGGGCAGCCAGACTTTCTTGTACTTGTAGGGCTTACTGTTGAGGGTGTCGAAGTAGTGTTGCAAGGGGACGCTGTTGTTGTGGTGGATGTCGAAAACACAAATTCCATCTGGGCGGTCTTGCCAGAACCAAAATACGGAGGAGTCAGTGATACCGATGTCACAGGCGGTGTTGACGGGGAAATTGGGGTCATAGTCAAACTCCTTGCTTACTCTACCGTCAAGCTCCATTTTACTGATCTGTTCGGTGTAGTATGTGCCAACGAGGGCGGCATCAAAGCTGACCTCAAATTCTTGTAGGTACTGATCCTCAGACATCTGGTCACGCATCATGTCAAGCTCGGCTTTAGGGATAATACCGGACTCGGACGCTTTCAAGGCGAGAAAATACCAGTCAGGGGACTTCTTAGCCTTCTCGCATATCTCGAAAAACGAGTTCATCCTACCTGCCGGTGTTCCGATAGCGAGTAGCCATCCTTCTCTGTCTGCGAGTAGCGGGAGTATAACCTCTCCAAAGAGGTTGGGTCTAAAGTTGGCAAACTCGTCTAGGACTACCCCGTCAGCGTACAATCCTCGTAATGAGTCGGGGTTGTCTGCGCCAAAGAGTCGGATGATTGCACCGTTTGGTAATTCAACTGATAATTCACTCTGTCTTATCTCCACCGCGAAGTCTCTAGTCGCGTCTGTTAGGTACAACCACGCTATAGACTTGGCTTGGGCGTAGAAAGGTGCAACATAGAAGAACCGTGGGTTACTTCGGGTGCATCTTAGGGCTTTGATGATTAAGTCATGTATAGCCGCCACTGTCTTGCCTGCTCTACGGTGTATCACCATCGCTGCAAAGCGTTGATCCCTGTTGTGGAACGGGATAAAAGCGTCTCTTGGGGCGTATTCTAGGCTGATGACGTTATCAGTCACTATTCAGCGTCCTGCTCTTCTAATGCGATTACCACATCTGCCTCTTCTTCCGATAAGGACTCAAGAAGCGCTAGTAGCTCCAAATCCTGAAATACTTTAAACAGACACTCCGCAAAAGCTCTTTTAGCGCATTTGTTAGAGGTTATCTGCGTTTCTAACCCCTTATTATCGTTAGTCCACTGGAAGTACAACGCTATCGCTTCACAGGCGTAGGGGTTAAACTCTAAGTCTATCCTATGCGCCTGCACCAAAGGCATTATGTCGTTCCAGCACTCCCAAGAGAACTCAGGGTCTAGTTTCATCATCGCTATTAACCTGTTGTTAAGTTCTAAGGGGGTAAAAGCGGCTATTTCGCGGCTTTTGAGCGTCAATTTATGTTTGTAATTCATCAGTTTATATCTCCACTAAAGAGCATGAACGCCCCGTTACACGACCCACAAAGCGGCTGACTTAAAGGCTCTATAGCACCGCCGCTTAGCGTTCTAAAGTCTTTAGACTCTATAACCTGATAGGGTTTAGGGCTTTCATCACCGACCCATAATATAGCGGGCTTACCACAAGGCTCACCCCCGTGATTGTGCGTCATTAATCGTTGCATCAGTTTATATCCTTTATAGGGTGTTGGTCGAGCTTTGACGGGGTCAACCGGCTGTCAGATAGCTGTATGATCAGCGTAGTAGCACCACTTAGTGTTTCATTCTGCTTGGACTTCTCTTTAGCCGCGTCTGTGTCTGTTTTCATGCGGTTTATCTCGCCTACGGCTGCTATTGAAGTGCGGGGGTCGTTTTCTTCTTCTCTTATAGCGATACCCCACAGCATCATTTCCCTGTCAAGAGCTTTCGTACCCTCATTAAGGTCTTTTAGGAAGTTCATCTGCGCCATTAGTTCTTGCGCGTTGGGATCTTGCTTGACTTTGGTGACTAATTGGGGGTTACAGCGGTATTTCTTGGCGATAGCCTTATTAGTGTGCACGCCTACTACTAGGGCGCGGCAGATCATGGCGTGTTTAGGATGCATCTTAGAGACGAGTGCGCGTATTCGCATATTCGCTGACTTTACAGTGCGTTTAAACTCTGAGTTAGCAGGGTGGTATACGCTATCGTCTAATATGGGGTCGTCAAAAGCTGTTTCTAGGTCGTATAGGGATATTTCTTTGTTCACTGTTGGTTCTCCGTTAGGTGCAAACCGTTAAGTTGATATTGTAGGGGTTGGCAGCAGTAGAGTCAAGGAGTAGTCGCTTATAAGTTTGTATATTATAGTCGCTTATAAGTTGGAAAAGTGAAATTTATGTGTGGGTTGCCCCTAACAGTAATTTTTCTTCATCTGAAAATCGAAGGCGGGGTATCTTCCATATTTTTCGCCTCATTTTATTACTAGAGCGTTTAAACAGTCCGTCACCCTACCCCATACATAACAACCCGTTTAAACGCTCTTATATTATAACCGCTAGTAGCAGCCCGTTTAAACGCTCTCATACTACTAGCCTGTTTTAACGTGTTTAGATGTGTACTAGTATAGGTGTACTACTATAGGCGTACTATCGCACCTTGCTAGTGTACAAGTGATTTAGTGATTGCGCGGTTATTCTATATCAGTAGTACGCATCACCAATTAAACGTCATCACGGGGCTCATAGGACGTTAGACGCGATCCGGGACGATAAACAGGAAAAAACCCCAAAGATTACAGATTACAAAATAAATCAAAAGACTTTAAAGTTTTAAACTGTCAGATCTGGGTGTATAATACAGCATATAGACTGTATAATTTTTATTTCTAGAGTCTTCTATATTTTTGTAATCTGTAATTAATTGGCTGTTTTCAGCCTACAGACCAATGACCGCGCGGGTTACAAAATATTACAAAAAGTGATTAAATTACATTCGTGATCAACTCCATTTATAGCCGCCGTGAAAAAGTTACAATTTTTGTAATCTTGGTCTAATTTTGTAA